GGAGATTTCGCGCGGGCCGGTGATCAGCATCGATTCCGTCCGCGCCTTCGACGAACTCGGCGAACAGAGCGACGTGTCGCTGACCGGCCACGTGCTGGACGGTGTGCGCCGGCCGGCGCGGCTGTGGCTGCGCGAGAGCGTCGACGCCCGCCAGGCGATCAACGGGATCGAGCTCGATTTCACCGCCGGCTTCGGCGAGAGCGGCGCCGACGTGCCCGACACGCTCAAGCGCGCCATGCTGGTGCACGCCGCGCATTGCTACGAGTTCCGTGGTGCGGTGCCGGTCGAGATGCAACCGGCCTCGGTGCCCGAGGGCTATGACCGGCTCGTCGCGCCTTTCCTGATGCGGAGGCTGTGATGAACCTGACATTCATCGATGCCGGGCAACTGACGGCGCGGCTTGACCTTGAGTCGCGCCTGGAACTGCCCGACGGGCAGGGCGGGGTGACGGTGAGTCATGCCGTCGAGGCAGCGCTCTGGGCGCGGATCGAGCCGGTGGCCGCGGTCGAAGAGGAAGTGGGCCATGTCGACCGGCAGGTCGTGACCCACCGGATCTGGATCCGCCACAGACAGGGTGTGAAGCCCGGAATGCGGTTTCGCAAGGGCAGCCGGATCTTCGAAATCCGCACCGTTCATGATCCCGACGAACGCGGCGGCTACCTCGTCGCCCAAGTGACGGAGATCTGAGATGGCAAGTTCCTCCAATGCCTTGCAGGCCGCGATCTTTTCGCGGCTGACGGGCGACGCGACGCTGACCGGGATGATCGGCGCGAACGCTGTGTACGATCGCCGGCTGACGGGGAAGGCGATGCCATACCTCGTGCTGAGCGAGATCGCGACCGGCGATTTCGGTCCGGATGCGGAAGAGCATAATGTGACGATCGAGGCCTGGTCCGATGCCGAGGGCCGCAGACAGGCGCAGGACATCGCCGCGCGGGTGAAGACTCTGCTTGATGGCGCGGCGCTGAGTCTGACGGGGTTTTCGCTGGTCAATCTGACGCACAAAAGCACCCGGGCGCGGCGGGAGCCGAAGTCCAGGGCGCATGTCGCGCGGATGGAGTTCCGCGCGGTGACGGAGACGTAGCGCACTCGCTTCCGGTTTTTGTCGGCGCCCTCACCGGGCGCCTTTTTCATTTTCCACGAAAGGATTTTCGATGACCGCCCAGAAAGGCAAGGATCTGCTTTTGAAGATCCACAATGGTTCGGCTTACGAGACGGTGGCGGGCCTTCGCTCGCGCCGCATCGCCTTCAATGCCGAGACGGTGGAAATCACCGATGCGGAGAGTGCGGGACGGTGGCGGGAGCTGTTGGATGGCGCGGGCGTCAAGCGCGCGGCGGTCTCGGGCTCCGGGATATTCAAGGACCAGACGTCGGATGCCACGGTGCGGACGTCGTTCTTCAACGGCACGATCCTCAACTGGCAGATCCTGATCCCGGATTTCGGCACCGTGACGGGGCTGATGCAGGTGACGGCGCTCGAATATTTCGGCCAGTACAATGGCGAGGTGATGTTCGATCTGGCACTGGAAAGCGCCGGTCAACTCGCCTTCGAGGCGGTGTGAGATGATGGTCGGGGCAAGGCGCGCGAACCGCGTGCGCGGCGAGATCGAAGCCGTGATCAACGGCGAGCGGCGCATTCTCTGCATGACGCTGGGCGCGCTGGCCGAGCTCGAAACGGCATTCGGCGTCGACAATATCGGCGACCTCGCCAGCCGCTTTTCGGGCGGCAGGATCGGCACGCGTGACGTGATGGCAATCATCGCCGCGGGACTGCATGGTGGCGGCAATGTGATCGACGACGGCGACCTCGACGATATACGCGTGGAGGGTGGGCTCGGCGGTGCGCTCAGTCTTGCTGCAACCCTGCTGGCAAGCGCCTTCGTCCCGGAGGGCCCAAGTCGAAACCCTTGAATGCCGCAGCGGCTCGATCGACCGATGCCCGCCCGCAGCCTTTTCCCTGGGGCGCGGCTTTGCATTTCGGGCTCGGGCTGCTGCGGCTGACCCCCAACGCGTTCTGGATGCTGAGCGTCAGGGAATTCCTGGCGCTGGGTGGGGTGATGCGGCCGAGTGCCGGCATCGACCGGCGCGGGCTCGAGGCGCTGATGAAGCGATGGCCGGATGATCCGGCGATGCGTCCGGTCAGCGTCCGATAAGGCCACTGGCTGCGGCACCAACTGCAATACCAATGGCGATGCCGACAGGCGGATTGTCCATCGCGACACCGAGGGCCGCCCCGAGCCCGACGCCGATGGCGATGCCGAGGGCCATATTGCCCGGTTTGTATGACATTGCGCGCTCCATTTCGGACGGATTTTCCAAGGGTGAACGCATCTGAAGGCAGGTGGTTGCGCGCCCGATCGTCAGCAGAGGATATATTGATGGAACCCGACGACATCGACAATGCGCTATCGGGCGCCGAGGAACTGCGCGAGGTGCTGGACGATCTGGAGGCGCGGTCGCGTTCCTTTGGCTCGGCCATCACGACGGCTTTGAAGGGCGCGGTGATCGACGGCGATAGCCTGATCGAGGTGCTGCAGAACATCGCCTACCGTTTTTCGTCCATCTCGCTCGATGTCGGGCTGAAGCCGCTTGAGACATCGATCGGCTCGATGGTATCGGGGGCGAGCAACATGCTCACCAGTGCGCTCGGCTTTTCGCATGGCGGCGTGCCAGGGCGGGTGCAGGCCTTCGCCGCCGGCGGCGTGGTTTCGCAGCCGACCTATTTTCCCATGGCCGGCGGAACCGGCCTGATGGGCGAGGCGGGCAGCGAAGCGATCATGCCGTTGAAGCGTGGCCCGGATGGACGGCTTGGCGTGGCGGCGGGCGAAGGCGGAGCGCCGGTGCAGGTGATTTTCAACGTCAACGCCACCGACGCCCAGAGCTTCCGCAAATCGGAAGGCCAGATCAATGCGATGCTGACCCGTGCCGTGGGCCGGGGACGGCGGGGAGTGTGAGCCATGACCTCGTTCCACGAAGTTCAATTTCCGCTACGCTTGGCACTCGGCACCAGCGGCGGTCCCTATCGGCGGACCGATATCGTTTCGCTGTCGAATGGCCGTGAGAACCGCAACCGGCGCTGGAAGGATGCGCGGCGGCATTACGATGCCGGATCGGGCATCCGCTCGGTGAGCGATCTTTATGAGCTGTTGGCCTTTTTCGAAGCGCGGGCCGGGCAGTTGTATGGTTTTCGCTTTACAGATCCGGTGGATTTTCAATCCTGTGGGCCGCACGCCACAGTGTCATCCGATGACCAGCCGCTCGGGATCGGCAATGGGTCGCGGACGGCGTTTCAGCTCGTCAAGGTCTATGGCGACACGGGTGGCGCGACGGAGCGGGTGATCGCCAAGCCGCAAGCCGACAGCGTGACCGTTCAGATCGACGGCGTTGCAATGAGCCCGGACGATTTCAGCGTCGATCACGCGACCGGGATCGTGACCTTCGATAGCGCGCCGATCAATGGCGCGGTTATCCGCGCGGGGTTTCGCTTCGACGTGCCGGTTCGGTTCGACGCGGACCGGATAGAGATCAATCTCGACGCCTTTCAGGCCGGGCGTATTCCTTCCATACCGTTGGTGGAGATCATGCCATGAAGATGATCGATCCCGATCTGAAGGCGCATCTCGACAGCGAAGCGACGACGCTCTGCCATGCCTGGCGGGTGACCCGCCGCGACGGCGTGGTGCTGGGCTTTACCGACCATGACCACGACCTGGAATTCGACGCCACATCCTTCCTCGCTGCCAGCGGCTTCGAGGCGAGCGACTGGGAGAGCGTGGGAGGACTGTCGGCGCCCTCGGGCGATGTGTCGGGCGCGCTGTCGTCCGAGGCGATCTCTGACACCGATGTTGCGGCGGGCAAGTATGACGGGGCGAAGGTGGAGCTTTTCCTCGTCAACTGGGCGGCACCGGCGCAGCACATGCGGCTGAAGGTGCTTGAAATCGGCGAGGTCACGCGATCGGAGGGCTTCTTCAAGGCCGAGATGCGCAGCGTGGCGCACAGGCTGGACCAGAGCCGGGGCC